ATTAAGAAACGATCTGACATTGGTACATCGTTATCATCCATCTTCTGGATCATATTACGAATGAACGCATCGGTTAAGATATCAGTAGCAACCACAGTATCGTCTGTCCATGCAACCGCTGGCCCTGAACCACCAGAGTTGAACCACGTTGCGTCTGATTCCCAGTCAGTAGGAGCAGGAGCAGCTACATAGCCACCTGTTCCAAACTCTGTACCACGGATGAATAGGTTATCATCAACAACCTTAGACATGGCATAGCCAGCATCTTCGGTATAGAATCTACGCAATGAAGTCTGAGATTGCACATCGGCAAAGTCTTCGATCATACGTGAGTATTCAAAGTGTTGATCAACAACGATAGACAACTGTGTATCGGAGTGCTCTTGGATTGTTACCGCTGTACTAGCGGCCTTAGCTGTTGCTGCGCCACGGACAGGCTTAGGGATATACATTGTATCACCCTTCTTACCTACCATTGACATCTTGCGAACTAGAGGTGCAAGCACCAAGTTCTTTTGGTATGCCGCTATGATCTCATCTGACCAAATCGCGGGGATAAAGTTTGCCGCATCGGATGCGGTTACTGTCCCGTCTTGATTGGGATATACTGAACTAGCCATTGTTTTACTTCCTATTTAATTGAGTTAAGTTTACCTGACTCGTTTCTCCGCATATGCCAGCATTATTTCGTCGGCGTTTGCTTCGTACCTGTCAGGGTCTTCCTGCATGAGTTTAATCAAGTCCGATCTTCGATAGACTTTCCTTGAAGTTTCGCCAGTGCCTCTGGTTGAACCTGTGGATGCTCGTTTGATGGAGTCTTTGCGTGTGGCCTTTTCAAGCTTCACGGTCTGTTCCACGATACCCTTACGTTCTTTCCAGTTCGTAAACAATTCATCTGCCGCATCAGTATCATAACCCGTATCGGCTGCTTCGTACAGCTTGGTTCTGATCTTGGATGCTTTAATCCAATCTGCAAAAGCGGTGTCTTGCACAATATCATGCATATCTGGATGCTTCTGCTGGATGTCCATCATCGCGGTTTGTCTACGATAGTTATCATTAAACTGTTGTGCTTCTTGAATCTTCGGATGGTTATCAATTGCTCTCGCAACCGCCTTGTCTGGGTCATCAAAGAAATCCAACGGTTCTTCTTTAGGTGCTGGGTCGTTCTGTTTGAGTTGAGTCTTGATGTATGAATCTACCACGCCTCTGAGTTCTCCAACCTCTGAACTCTGCTTGCCAATCTGCTTCTCAGCTTCTTGGTGCATTCTTACAACATCTGATAAATCCTTACCGCGATACTTCTCAGGTAGTTCATTCTCATCCGTTGGTTCGTCAACTGGCTCTTCGGTGCTTTCAAAGGTTAGCTCTGGTAGAGCGTCTTCTTCAGCCCATAGTTGTTCGTCCGTCAATATCTCGTCGTCTTCTAAAATAATCATTCGTGATTTCCCGTGAGGTAACTCATTGTGGGTTAGGTGTAATACAACGGTAGTCTTATGACTGGTGTCGTTGTTCGTGTGCTATCTGTTTGTCTCTTCGTTTAGTCCACTTGTCAGCAGCGGTGGGAAAATCCCCACATGCACCGTCTAGGTAAAAGAAACCACCAGATATAACTTTGGTCATCTTAGCTTCACAACCACAGTCGCAATGGATTGTGTCTTGTGGGTTGGCTAAGTATTCAATTGTTGAATTGCAAGAGGAGCATTGGTAATCATTAAGCTGTTTCATAGCTCACCCGCAAGTTTAATTTGATGCTCAAGGGTTAAGAAATGATTGATCATATTGAGTTGTCCTTTGCTGTAGTGTAAGGATTCAATGGTATCAACCTTGGTTAAGTCGTTAAGACGCTCTTGTGTTTCTTCAAGGTCTATCATTAATGCCGACCAACCGGATGTGCTGAACAATTCGTTTAATGCTTCCAGGTACTCATCGTCTGTCATTTTTATACTCTTATGTTATAGTTATATTATACCATACTTTAAGATAAATGTCAAGCTTTATTTAGACTTCTTTGCATTTAACTTAGATTGTAACTCCTTGATCTCACCCTTCAGTTCTTCCATTGCTAATTCTTGCGCCTTAAATGCTGCATTAATTTGTTCTGCTAACTGGTTTACTCGTTTCTCATCTACGTACATTCATTAACCTCCTATGATGTTTTGGAACGTAGGTGCAAATTCCAACAATAAGATTGCACCCATAACAATATAAGCCGTCTTTTCTAAGGTTGCAATGCGGGTATCGTGTTTGTCTAAACGTGAGGCGTGAAGTATTTGTTGATCTTTTAATGCATCAATCTTCCCCTCGCGTTTCCCCGCATCGTAACCCTGATCAACCATTAGAGCTTGCCCTTCGCAAACTTAATAAAGACTTCACGATTGTCTTTAAACTTACGTACTGCTTCATCATCAATGTCCGTATCGGTACGTTTGGCAAGGGTTTCAGCGTAGTCTGTTATGGCATCAAATGATGATTCAAACAGCCATCCTATTAACATCTTCTTAATCATGGTCATTCCTATGTATTGTAGTAAAAAGGGCATTATGGTTTACTCCTGTGGCAGCCCTTGCGGCATGCCCTGAGACTCCGCAGGAAGCTGCTCAGGCAACGATTGAGGTACTTGTGGTACCATGGTATTGCCTTGCATTTGAAGAGCCTCACGACCCGCCTGCTGCTTTATGTTTAACTCCTTGTCTTTGAGGTATCGATCAGCGGTCTGTAGTCTTCTACTGAACTCTCGGTCATCCTGCTCACCTGTATCTAGGTTAGCCGTGATGGCCCTGATCTTATCTATCTCAAGTTCCTTTGGTATTGACTTGGCTTCTTCCATGTACTTAAAGGCTCTGGCTGTGCTCTCCTTGCCTTGTGCTGCAACCATTCCCGTCTGTGCTTGCTGGAACTCTGCCGCTGCTTTTGCTGCCTCTTGTGCCTGTTGCTGCGCTGCCTCATCGGGCTGTTGCATTTGTTTAATCTGCTCAAGGAGTTCTTGACGATTAGATATGTTCATGTTATCAATGACGCTACCAATCAACGGTAGATACATGGGGGAATCCTTACCCATGGTCTGCAATAGTTGCACAAGCTGTGTAACCTCATATTCTCTAGCCATGATACCCAAAGAACTAGCGGCTGTAAACTTGTAATCGTAGACGGGATATTCGTCTGGCTCAAACTGCATGTATCTCCAAGCTGCCTTGGCGACGAAGGGAAGTAAGAAACCATCTTGAAAGTTTAGGAGGGTACGTTTGTGACGTTTAATGACGGCACCAAGGGACATCGAGATGCCAGCGGCGGTAGACTCACCATTGACCGCACCAGATATGCCTGATGTGTCCACGGCACCTGTAGATTGCTGCACCATGTCTTGTAATGCACTGGCCTGTGCGAATGTAATCTGGTTGACCTGTCCAAAGTTAAACGGCTGTAGAATTTCAGCAGGATTACCGTTGGTTAATAGAAGTTTACCCGCCCGAATCTCTGGTTTTGTACCACGAGGAATACGGGTGGCATCAATTGCCATCATTGGGTGTACCGTTAGGGCCAATGCATCAATACGTGCGCGTAATTCTGCGTCCAATGCTTTCTGAGAGTTGTAACCCTTCTCACATACGCCCCTTCCCCAGAATCTGGAGGGTACCGTGTCCCATGAGAAGGCAATTATGTTACGATCTTGCATCATGTAGGGATTTGCCACGGCCTTCAGGAGTGTTCCTTGGTTTGCAATGACAACCATGGCCTCAATGTACTCACCAATGTGGTCATCGGGGATGTCTTCGCCAGTATCCTTCAATAAATCTACAGGTACAAGCCCATAGTAGCGCGTGAGGCGTACCTTGTCTGACTGATATACCGTGAGGGACTCATCGGCCTCAATCTCTAGGTCTTCTGATGCGTCATTAATGTCCACTTCATCATAAATACCAGCATCCATTTGCTCCAATACCTTATGCATGGATACAAACTCATCGATACCTACACCCATTGCGTCATCAATACTGGTTGCCAGTGGATCAATGATGAAATTCTTAGGCATGATTGGTTTAAGTTTAACCACGGTACGTTCTTGGATATTAACACCCACCGCCTTCATCTGTCCATTCATTACGGGCTCGGATGCGGGGGTCGATTGTTTAACAACGTCCAGCACAACCTCGGCAATGCCCGTTCCAAAGACTGCCGCATTGAGTATTACCTCGGACATGTCCTTACGGATGTTTGCAAAGGTAAAGTCTTCATGTAGTTTGTTACGAAGGTACTCAACATCGGTGGTATCCTTGTCACCCATGTTATCCGTCAGGTCAAACCAACGACCACGACCAAAGGTGGCCTCCTCGATCTCAGCAACGGATGACTCAACGGCCTGTTGTAATGCGGGAGCAATGATTCGTGATCGTTCTGATTTACGAGTCTTGTCTTCTTCTGCCCAGATGCCACGCCATAGGCGGTAGTATTCATCGTGGATTTCTTTATAGTTCTGTCTATAATGATCTTGCCATGTATCGGTCTTGTACATCACCCACTCTTCTAGGGTTTGTCCTGTACTTGTTTCATTATCTTCTATCATAATTTAATATCCAGTGAATGCATCAGGTGGTTCAGAGTTATCTATTTCTTTTTCTTCTTCTTAGGTACAGGTAGTTTTCTAGTTCGTTTCTGTTCTTTAAGAGGGGCTGCACTATCCTTACGTACACGGGGGCCGCCAATGTTGGGAGAAGCATTAAAAGATTTACTTCGTTTCTTTGCAGTTTTATCCATGGCTTCTGGGGTTATAGTCCCATGACCTTTGTTTAGTTTCCTCCCTTTATCTATACCACTGTTATCAACAAGGACATATCTATTACCCCCCTTTGGTTTTTTTGTTATCTTTGTTACCGACTTTTCGTGTGCCATTATGTTTTTCCTTTTATCTTCGGTTGTCGTTTAATATCCAGTGAATGCATCAAGGGGTTCATAGTCGTCTATCTCTTCAAAGGAACCAGCGTAGGCAACTTTGGCTAATTGGTCAATGTACGCAAGTGCGTCAATTAAATCGTCATGGGTCAGTGGATCTGGAAACTGAAAGAGTTGATCTAGGAACTTTACATTCCACTCTCCTTCTTTTAATTTTATTAGACCATTCTCAAATCTACCCTGCAAGGCCCACATGATTCTATCGGTCTTCTTTTGGTTACCATGGGTTAATGATTCAACTCTAAAGAAGAACTGCTCCTTCTTCATCATGTCCATCAAGGGACTCATGACGGCCTGTTTGGAGATACCTTTCTCAATCCCAATGGACAGAGGTTTATACTTACGTACCAGATCAAATATTCTACGGGCAGTTTCATCAAGTGTCCATCGTCCTTCGACGATCTTCTCAACGACCCAGCCTTCTTCCCCAACCTTGACAACCGCCATGGCTGAATCATCAAGTCTATTCTTCTTTCGTTTCTTTTTACCGACCTCTTCAAAACCAGCAAGGTCACATGCAATATAGTAATCACCCTCGATCTGTGGGTCTTCTTCAACGATTACCCAGTCTTCCTTGAACATCTCAGAACCCATTGCCTCAAAGGATGCCATGAACTCTTGCCTAAAAGCAAATGAACTCATGCTCTTCTTGGCTGCTTCAATCTCCGTTGGGTCTAACATTGGGTTATCATAGCTTGTGAAGTGCCATGCCTTGAAGTCAGGATCATCACCTAACTCCGCATACTTATATAGATCATAGAAGTGGTTACGTCCCATTGGTGTCCCAATGAACATCGCCTCTCCCTTCTGATCCGCAAGGGCTGGTCTTAAGATCTGTTCCCAAACGTCTGGTCTGATGTCGGCATATTCGTCCAACACTAGATACTTTAGAGATACACCACGCATTGTCTCCGGTCTGTCACCGCCCTTGAGGCTAATGGTGGCACCGTTGATCAGTGTGATCTCTAGGTTGTTTATATGAGCACCCTTGATTACGGGTGCGGCAAGCTCTAACAAAAGCTTCCACATGATGTCTCTTGCTTGCCCTTGGGTTGGTGCCACGTAGAACACGGAACCCGATTGGGAGTTGAGGCATCGGGTGATCAGCATCCAAGCAGCCTTGCGGGTTTTTCCCGTTCTACGTCCAGCGGCTACCACCTTGAATCGGGTGTTGTCCTCCCAGACTTCCTGTTGCCACGGGAGGAGGGATATGTTTAGATCACTCATTTATTTCCTATAAGAAGTCAGGATATGCTGCACGTAGAGCAGCAGCTACTTCGTCGGTTCTTTTAACATGTCCGTCTGATGCACCAGCACTCCAATAATTGTCATATTCTTTGAGTACAATTTTAAGTTTGTTTGCCTTGTCTTTGGGCTTGGCTTCCAAGAAATCTTTTAGATAACCTAAAGACGCAGGCCCAGTATGTAACCAATTAAGCGATACCAATTTAGTTTTAACAGCTTCAGGTAAGCTCTTGTAGTTCTGTTCACCAATTTTATTTGTAACTCTTTTTTTATAAGTAGGTAAACCAAGTGCGGGTATTGCCTCTAGTGTTTCTCGACTTAAATACATGTCATCTAAACCTAAACTACTTAGTGTGTTTCTAGCGGCATCATGTTTTTTAATTCGGTTTTTATTGTTAAATAGATTGTTTAATGCGTTTGTTCTGGTTTGATTTAAACCTATATCCTTTGTGTTAAAATAAGGATCTTTGGCAATTAGATTCTTCATAGGGGTTATTAAAGAAGAATCGCCTTTGGCTATATCAAAACCCCCAATAGTTACGCCCGACTTTTTATTTGGAACATTCTTACTAAGATATTGTCCTACGCTGTTTTTGTTTAGGTACCCTTCGTGACTAGCAATATGCGCGGAGGTTAATGCGTCCGTTGTTATGGTGGTTTCTTCAGCTAATCGTTCTGCGTTTTGTTGCTCTCGTTCTGTTTTAAAATTGATTGTTGAGTCGGTAATAGTTTGTAATGCCTGACGATCTTGTGCTATTTCAGGACTGTTTTCTATCTGACGTGCTCGACTTTCTGGTGTGGCTAGCATTCCTGCACTTTGGGGAATATTTATATTAGGCGCTCCGTTAGGTACACTAATGTTTTCTGATGGGTCTGATTTACCAGTGATATAATTAAGCGCGTTGTTAAACATATTAGCCATTGTGTTTCAAGTCTCCGTGACGTTGCAAAGTAAAGTTGGATTGTCTTCTGTGATTGGTATGCAAGATAACGGTGGGCCATACATTTCCCAACAAACGGCTTCTTTGGAAGAAATTACGATACACGCCTTTAGTTGACCATCATCTTGTCGAATTAGAAAGCCTCTCATAAACTCATCGGCATTAACCTCGATGGTTATAATGGCAGCCATAAATAATATTATAAGACATGCTAAAGTTTTAATCTTCATCTGTTGTAAATTCTCCTTCAAGGGGATTAGACACAACCTTAGTTGAAGACTCACCAATACCCGTTATGTTAATTTGAATTGCAGAACGACCACCACCCTTAATGACATCTTGTTCAAAGGCCGCCGTAGGGGCGACTCTATCCATGACGATCTTCCAGGCAGCACTCTGGTGTTTGTGGTCATCATCTAAGGCGGCATTAAAGATTGCAGCTAAGACCTTCTCAGACTTAGGGCTGGCTAACATCCTAGCTTTAAACTCATTGATGATGGCGGCATCACCTTT